GTCATGAAATAAATAATAAAATAGTTAATAAATCTTTAAAAGAATTTATAGATAAAGTTTTTGAATTAGAAAATAATATATATATATATAATGTAATAAAAGTATGAAGTCCTTATAAATAAAGGCTTTTATAGGTTTTGTAATATAATTAGGTCTTAATTAGGTCTTGTTTTTATTATTTTTAAGAAATAATTACTAGATTTTTTTGAAAAATTAGATCTAGTAAGTTATGATTTTTACAATATTTTTCAAGAAAATTTTTATATTTTATAATTATTTTTAATCTTGACAAAACCCTAATAATTTGTTAAATTATTATCAAGTAAGACCACTGGTAGGTTACTAAATGTTAACCGTGCTATATGTACGGAGCCCCAGTGGCATTATAAAAAGAGACTTTAGGGTCTCTTTTTATTTTTTGGAAATAAACTGGATTTAAAATTTTTTGGAAGTAAATAAGGTAGGACTTTTTCAACTATTTTTATGTTTTTATATTTATTATAAAATGTATTAACTATTAAATCTGCTAATTGTATTTCAAAATTAGATTTTGAATCAAAGTATCTTACATCAAATTTAAAGTCATATAAACAAAACTCTGTTGTTAAATAATCTTGGAGATTTCTTAGTTTTTCAACTCTTATATTTCTATTATCACAACAAATTTTAATATCATAAAACAAATTTAAATCTAAAGATGGTATTACACAATCTTTAATTAAAATTTTACATGCATAATTGAAAAAAATATTTTCGTTGTTCATATTTTTATACATTGCTTTTTTATCAAATATTTTAGAAATGCCTATAAATGTTGGAATATCTTGTATTAAATTAAAAATATCAATTTTTTCATATTCTGTCATATCAAATGATTTTATTTCAGAAGTCAAAGGTAAATTTTTTTGTTTTTTTAACTTATAATTATATCTTTTGTATAAATGTTTTACTTTATCTTTATCTTCTGATTCAATCATATAACCACCTATAGCAAAAAAATTACATTTATTATTACAATGAATCGCTCCGCTTTCATCTAAGAAAATATATATTGTTTTTCTATTCATCTTAAACCTCCATATATTGAACTGAAAATAGTATATCATAATAGTTAAACAAATCGTTATTTTAATTTATTAATCTTATTAACAACTTCGTTTAGTGTAGAAGTAAACATGTGTGAGTATGTATTAAGGGTAGTAGTGATATTAGAATGTCCCATATATTGAGCAATAATAGTTATATTAGCATTATTATTTATAAGAAGAGAAGCACAAGAATGTCTAAATGAATGTATATTAATCTTTTTTAATTTTGATAGTTTTGCTAATTTTATATTTTCTAATCTAACATCATTTAATGAAATAGGTTTATTTCCACCAAATACGAACCAATTATTATCAAAACAATAAAATGTACTGTAATAACGATAAAGTTGCTCTATATGGCTAAAAAGGAGGTTAGGGATAGGTATTTGTCTAACTCCTGCACTTGTTTTTGGAGATGTTATAGTTTTATATCCAGATGGTATTTGTTTACTAATATTGATTGTTTTATTTTTAAAATCAATATCATTCCAATTTAAAGCTCTTAATTCTCCAATTCTCAAACCACAAAAATATAAAACTTCAAATAATACTTGATAATTCAATTCTTTTTCATTTGAAATAAATTTTTTAAATTGATCATAGGCATATATATCCATTTTTTTCTTAATTTGATTTGGATCTTTAAAAAGTTCTATATTTTTAATATTAAATGAAATCGTAATATTATTTTTAGTTATAAATTTTGAAATAATTGATTGAACATTACTTAGCAGTGTATTTTTGGTATTTAATGATAATTTACAAGAATTTATATATTCTTTCCATGTCTCTATATTTTTAACTGATAAACTCTTTAATTTAGTCTTAAAAAGTGGTTTAAAATAATTACTTCTACACTTGTATTGATTGATAGTGGTATTTTTATATTTATTATCTTTATTATTAATTAGATATAAATAAGCATCATAAAATGTATATGATTTATGATCATTATTGACTTTATTCAGCAAAAAAATTCTTTCAGCCTCAAGGGCTTCTGATTTTAATGAATATTTCATTGATTTTTTTTGTTTTCTTTCACCAAAAGCATCATCATAGAAACATCTATAATACCAGGATCTACCATCTTTAGTAGGTTCTGTTGATTTATATACTGGCATTGTTTACCTCCTTATATTTTTTAATTAAATATTGAAACAAACACCAGTAAATGATATAATTTAATAAGAAAATCTCTTACATTTACATTTATGTATTTGTTTGTTTGTCTTGTGGGACTTTAGGTTTTCTAGGCAGTGTTAGTAGCACTGCTTTTTTTATGTGTTATATTTTATAAAAGATTTTGTAATCATATTCTGTATAAACGTATTTATCTTTATCATCATCATATTCAATGGTTTTACCACCGTCAAAATTTATGATACATTTAATTTCATCTTTATTTTTCATAATTTCATTTAATTCATATGTTGCCTTCTTTTGAGCTATAAAAATAGGACAGTATGTTTTATCAATATCTTGTAAATATATAATAAATTGATTGGTTCCGTCTTCATTGTGTATTTTTTTTATAATACCAGGGAAGTTTATATATTCATATATAGATATTAAATCCTCATCTTCTTTTTCTGCTCTTTTTAGATTGTAACCATTATATAAATTTTTTTCTTCATATAATATATTTAAATAATTACTTGTTATTTTATCGATGTTAGTCTTACTCTTTTCATCATAATATTGTTCTGTTGAATAGCATTTTGTTGTAGTTGATAATAATTTTATTTTTTTATTATCATTTTGATTAAAATATTTATAATAGATTAATATATATAAATAAATTCCTCCAGTAACCAATGTTAACATTAAGTGAAGTATCAAGCTTCTTTTTTGTAAAATAAAATTCTTCATATTTCCTCCTAATCGTTAATTTTATTTATAATTTCTTTTAATTTAATAATGTCATCATTATTTAATTTTTTTAATTCATCATCTAATATTTTTTCTTTTGGTGGGAAGAAAGTATCTATAGAAACGTTATATATTTTTGAAAATTCAAATAAATGATTTTGTGTCAAATTTCTTTCACCTTTCTCCCAACGGGAAATTGTTTGAGGAGTTGTTTGCATTTTATGTGCAATTTGTGATAATGTATATCCTTGATTCAATCTATAATTTCTCAATTTGTTTCCTACAAATTTATTTAAATCCACTTTATAACCTCCAATCTCTATGTCAATTATATAATATTTTTAACCAAAATGTAAAGAATTATAACCAAAATGACAAAAAAGTATTGATTATTCACCAAATAGGTGATATATTCAAAATAGAAAGGAGAAAGAAACTATGCAAAGCAAACTTATAATATTAAGAAAAGAAAGAAATTTGACACAAAAAGAATTAGCAAATGCATTAGATATAAGTCTACAAGCATATAGAAATAAAGAAAGTGGTAAAGCACAATTTGTTTTAAAAGAAATATTTGCAATAAGTATATTTTTTAATAAACCAATTGAAGAAATTTTTTTACCAACAAATTAACCAAATAGGTGAAAAAATGAAGAGGTTAAAACTATTGTATAAATAAAAAGTCCCACAAGACAAACAAACAAACAAACAAAGGAGATTTTCAAAATGAATGTTAAAGAAATAATAACAAAAACAAAAGAGTTTCAAGAAAAACAAAAAAGATTAAAACAACAAGGTAAAAAAACAATTTTTAAAAGAATAAAATGGAAAAATGTAGCAATCTGTATTCCATTATTAATAGTATTTATAGTAGGAGCAACAACAATATTTAAATGGGCTTTTATTGGAAATGGAAAAGTAGAAGAAACCAAAACATCAATTGGATCATATTATTGTAAGGGAGGGGCAATATTTAGAATATGCTGGACTGATAACAATGATGTATATGATGCCTATGGTAGATAATATGGCAAGAAATAGAAAAATATTATCAGCAAACGAAATGCTTGATATATGCTCTAAACAATGGGCTACATTGCAAGATATAAAGAGTCTTGCGAGTGTTGGAAATAATAAAGCAATACAAATAAGAAAAGACATAAAAGCTACATATGATGAAAATAAAAAATTATTCAATGAATTAATACCTATGTCAGATGTAATTAAATATATAGATTTAGATATTGAATATCTTAAAAAGGTAAGTAAGAGGTAAATTATGGAGAAAGAAGAATTAATTTATAATTACTTAATAAAATATCATCAAGGTATTAATAATAGAATTAAAGGTAAAGAGTTAATGCTTAATTTTGAAATTAACGATCATAAAACATTAAGAAAGATAATTCAAAACATTAATAGAAGTAAAAATTATGAAAAATTAATTGGAGCAATAAGTTCTAAAAAAGGTGGTTACTACATATGTATAACTCAAGAAGAGACATTAGAAGCAATAAACAATCGCAGACATCGTGCAAATCAAATGCTTAGAGAATGTCACATAATGAAATGGAAATATAATAAGCAAAGAAATAAATCGAAGGAGTAAAATATGGCAAATAAATCATCATATTATTATTTAAAAATAAAAGAAAACTTCTTTGATACAGAAGATATGAAATTACTTGAAAGTATGGATAATGGATATCAATATTCCAATATCTTAATGAAAATGTACTTATTAAGTCTAAAAAATGGGGGAAAACTAATGTATAAAGATAAAATCCCTTACAACTCTAAAATGTTATCAACGATATTAAATCACAATATAGATATCCTGGATAAAGCGATAAATATATTTAAAGAACTTAATTTAATTGAAGTTATGGATACAGGTGCAATATTTATGATAGATATCCAAAATTTTATAGGGCAATCAAGTGATGAAGCAGATAGAATTAGAGCGTTTAGAAAAAGAATTGAATCAGAAAAAATGCTAGAAAATAAGAGTGATGTACAAATGTACAACGAATGTACGACAAATATCGCTAATATTAAAGATAAAGACATAACTAAAGATAAAGATAAAAATATATATATGAGCGAATTTGAATCGCTCTGGGGAATTTATCCGAATAAAAAAGGTAAAGATGTAGCAATAAAAAAGTATTTACTTGCAAGAAAGCAAGGAGCAACTTACGAAGAAGTAGGGCAAGGATTGGAATCCTATATTGATTATTGCAAGATCAATAATCTAGAAACGCAATATATAAAACACGGTTCAACTTGGTTTAGCCAAAAAGCTTGGAAAGATGATTATAATAGCAACTCGAAAGGACAAAAACAAATAACACCAGAGTGGTTCGACAAAGAAATAGAAGCTACCCCATTAACAGAAGATGAATTAAAAGAAATGAATGATTTATTATCAGAATTTAAGGAGGATTAAAAATGATAAAAAAAATTAAAGAGTGGTTTAAAGATTTAAAAGTTGATAATGAGAATTATTTAATTCAAGAAGATACATCAAAAAGAAAACTCAGAAAAATCATTAACGATTTAGAATTAAACAATGATGTTTTAAAAGGAATTATTAAAGATGAGTTGTATCTAGCATTTATTAATCAAATTAATGATGAGGCAACATTGAAGAGGTTAAAAGAAGAAAATAAAGAATTGAGAAGTAAATTGAAAAATTATAAAGAAGAATTATTACTATTAGAAAAAAAGAAAGGAAATAAATAATGGAAATAATAGGACTATTGTTGATAGGAAATTTAATAATCTTTTTCATAGGGATAGGATTTGTATTAGGAGCGTTTATAGATTTTTATGAAGAAGATGAAGATTTATCTAAAGAAGAATTAGAACTAAATAAAATTATTATCAACTACTTATTAGAAAAAATTAAAACAAAGGAATTAGAAGAGGAAAGAGGAAACAATGAAAATAACTAAGATTGAAATAAGAAAAAATGAAAATAAAGAAGAAAAAGTAAGAGGATATGTAGCACTAGAATTTGATAAAGCATTTGTTCTGAAAAATATAAAAATAATAGATGGAAATGAAAGAATGTTTGTAGCAATGCCATCTATTAAAGGGAGCGATGGTAAATATTATGATACATCATTTCCAATAACTAAAGAGTTTAGATCATACATAGAAGAAGAAGTTCTAAAAGAATATAACAAATAATAATCAATTTAAAAACACTTTATATATTAATATCGTAACGGTATTCATATCCTTTCTATTATTCTTCTATTTTAATAACGAGTTTGTAGTGTGAGTTTGGTTATTAAAAAAAATAAAAAACTGAAAGAAAGAGGTAAAAAATGATAAATACAATACTATCAATTATCATTACAATTATTGCAGGATTAATTACCAGTATAATAGTCATTTTAGCTAATGAATTTAAAAAATATGATAGAAATGATGAAAATAAAGAAGATAAAAAATAGAAAGGAAGTGTTAAATTGCGAAGAATAAAATACTTTGGTGGACAGCAAGAAACATTACCAATAAAAAAACCAAAACAATTAGAATCATTTATGTTTAATTTGATTAAGAAAATAGAACAAGCAAAAACTGATAATAAAAGATATTTAGCATATCGTAATTGGATTTTATGTTTAATTGGATTTAACACTGCGTTTCGAGCTGAGGATTTACTTCAATTAAGAGTAAAAGACATTAAAAAAGGATATGTTTCAATAAAAGAAAATAAAACTGGAAAAATGCAAAATTTTAGAATGAATAAACAACTACATCAAGACATACTTAAATACATAGATACGTTTGAACTAACGGATAGTGATTATATGTTTATGGGACAAAAGAAAAAAGAAACAAAGAATGGTAAGACATATAACTTAATTTATCCAATAACCAGACAACAAGCTCATTCAATAGTAACTAAGAATGCAGAAGAAGTGAATATTGATTTTAAATTTGGATTACACAGTTTGAGAAAAACTTTCGGTTATTTTTATATAAAAAATAGAGGTAAGCCAGATACCTTAATGAAAATGTATAATCATGATGATTATACAGTAACGATGAGATATGTGTGTTGGGGAATTGATGATGCAGAATCAGATCGTGAGAGCATGTATCTAGGTGGAGTTCATAAATAGGAGGGGAAATAAATGAAAACAAATCTTAATAATCTTAATAGTTATTTATTTGAACAATTAGAACGATTATATGATGAAGATGAAGACTTCGATAAAGAAGTTAAAAGAGCTAAATCAGTAGCAACTATTGGTACAGCAATAATTAACAATGCAAAATTAATATTAGATGCTAAAAAATATGCTGATGAAATGGGTTACACTAACTCATCGGAGGTGTTAAAACTTGAAGACAAATTACAATCAAAAGATGATAGATTATCTAATAGATAACTATAAAGGTAAAGGAACTAAAGAACTTGCAGAAGAAATGTCTCAGGTGTTCGGAATGAAAATCAAGTCTTCTTCTATTCAAAATAAAAAATCCTCATTAAAAAGACAAGGATATGAATTTGAACCTGTTCCTAATGCTGGAAGATTTATTAAAGGGCAACAATCATTTAATAAAGGTCTTAAATGGGATGAATTTATGTCTAAAGAAGGACAAGAAAATTCAAGAACAACAACCTTTAAAAAAGGTAATATTCCAGTTAATCATAAACCTGTTGGAAGCGAAAGAATAAATGTTGATGGTTATGTTGAAATTAAGGTTGCAGAGCCTAACAAATGGGATTTAAAGCATAGAGTTGTATATAGACAATTACACGGAGAAATTCCAAAAGATGGAATTATTACATTTTTAGATAGCAATCCATTGAATTTGGACCCAGATAATTTAATTTTAATCAATCTAAATCAAAACTTGATATTAAATAAAGAGAAATTAAGGAGTGAATATCCTGAAATAACTAAATCAAGTATATTCATTGCTAAGATTATGGAAAAGGGTGGATTTAGAAATAGTAAAAAATGACAGATTAAAATACTAAATTAACGATAAATCACATTATGGTAAAGTTTATAAAAACAAAAAATAAAAATCCATTAAATAACCTTATAAAATAAGTAAAATAATTAAAAACACTAACAATAGAAAAACTTTACAGTCTTAGTGATTATGTAAAGTTTATTAATAAGAAGAGAGAAGATATAAAGGAGTAAAATGGTTGAATGAAAATAGAAGATTTAGATAAATATTATTTTATCAATAAAGAAATACAATCTTTAAAGCAACAACTAAAAGACTTACAAAATATAGACATCGAGATATCAATAACTGATGGATTACCATTAGGAGTTAATACTTATAATCCAGCCAATATTATTAATTCAAAAAAAGAAAAGATTGAAAATAGAATAAGAATAAAAATAGAAACACTTCTAAGTGAATATGAGAAGTTAGAGAAGTGGTTGAATAAAATAGAAGAATCAGAAATAAGAATAATTATCAGGATGAGATATATAGAAATGAAGAGGTGGGAAGACATAGCTAATTATCTTCATACTGATAGAACTAATCCAAGAAAGAAATTAAAAACTTATTTGATAAAGAAAGGAGTTAAAAGAAATGTGGGTAATAGCAATAAGCATTTTTATAAGTAGTTTATTTATATCTGCTGGTATAGATAAAGCAATAGATAAACTTATTGAACATAGAAATAGAAAGGATTAAATAATGGCTAAATGGTTTAGTAAGAAGTTTTATAATACGTCAGCCTGGAAAAAAACACGAAATGCATTCTTTGATAGCAAGTTTGGCATATGTGAGTTATGTGGGGGAAAAGGTGAAGAAGTTCATCATATAATTCCTATTACTCCTAACAACATAAATAATCCAGATATAACTCTTAATTGGAATAATCTACAATTATTATGTAGAAGCTGTCACGAACTTATAGAAGAGAAAGCAAAAGCAACAGTAGATGGACTTAAATTTGACACAAACGGTCAATTGATGGAGGAGAAGAAATATGAAGATAATAATATTAACAACAAATAATATGACATTAATATATGAGTTAGAAGAAAACATATCAATAAAGGATATAATGGAAGATTTAGAAGTTAACGAATACATAGGATTACCAACTAAAGATGGTGTAGAGATAATTATTAACCTAGATAAGACAGTAGCAATAGAGTTTCACAAAGATAAAGAATAGCCCCCTATAATTTAAATAGGTTACTATATATATAAACCACCCAATGAACCTCCAAAAACCTCAGAATGGTTTTTGGGGTGGTAGGGGTAGAAAGGAAAATGGAAAATGAACACTGTAAAAAAAGAAATAAAAAAGGAAGTAAATAAAATCAGTAATAAATCATTAGAAAAACTCGATAATGCGAAACAAATTGACAAACAAAAGAAATTAAAAAAAGCAACCAAAGAAATAAGCAAAATATTCAAAAACGTTTCTATGGCTAATCAACCTAAAATAAAAGAGTTAATAAATAGATGTGCTTTTTTGTTAGTTATGGCAAAAGAAATGGAAGAAAATTTAATGCAAACAGATGATTTTTACACTATTGTTATTAACAAAAGTCAGCAATATGTAAAAATAGATCCATTGATAAGAGAATATAGAGATACAGTGAAAAGTTATCAACAAGTAGTAAAGCAATTAATAGAAATAACAAAAGGGGAAGTTGTTGATAAAGATGATTTATTAAAAGAATTTTTACAAAAGGACTAAAATTTGAAAAATTATATATTAGAATATAGTAATTTAATTAAATCTAAAAAAATAATTGTTTCTGCTAAAATTAAAAAACAAATTGATAAACTTGTTTTTGATATTAATAATCCAAAGGAATATTATTTTGATTTAAAAAAAGCTAGTAAACCTATAGAATTTATTGAAATATTTTGTAAACATTCAAAAGGTCAGTGGGCTGGAAAAAATGTAGTTTTAGATTTATGGCAGAAAATGATAATTCAAGCAATATTTGGCTTTGTTGATAAAGAGGGATTTAGAAGATATAGAGAAATCCTTTTAGTAGTAGCACGAAAAAATGGTAAATCAACTTTATTATCAGCAATAGCATTATATTTATTATTTGCAGATAAAGAGGGTGGGGCTCAAATTTGTTGTGTTGCTTCTAAAAAAGACCAAGCAAGAATAGTCTTTAATGAAGCAAAAAATATGGTTGCACAATCTCCAACACTCGCAGGGCATATTAAAAAAAGAAAAAGTGATTTATATTTTCCTTTAACTTTTTCTACTCTAGAGCCTTTAGCAAGTGATTCTAATACTCTTGATGGATTAAACGTTCATGGTGGAATTATTGACGAACTTCACTCTATAAAGGATAGAAATTTGTATGATGTTATAAAACAATCAACTACAACTAGACAACAACCATTAATTTTGATGATAACTACTGCTGGTTTTGTACGAGAATGCATATATGACGATATGTATGAATACGGAGATAACGTATTAAATGATGTAATTAAAGATGATAGATTTTTACCTTTAATATATGAACTTGATAGTAGAAGTGAGTGGACGATTCCTAAAATGTGGCAAAAAGCAAATCCTGGATTATCGACAATTAAAGATTTAGAATCATTAGAAGAAAATGTTGCACGAGGTAAAAATGATAGAAAATTTTTACCGACATTATTAACAAAAGATTTCAATATTAGAGAAACTGGAGTTAATAGTTGGTTATCTTTTGAAGCAATAAACAATCAAGAAACTTATGATATTAATAATTTTAAAGATATATATGCAGTTGGAGGTGTAGACTTATCATCAACAACGGATTTAACTTGTGCAACTATTATTTTTAAAAAAGAAGAACAATTTTACGTTGCTCAAATGTATTTTATTCCAGAAGATAAAGTAGAACAAAAAGAAAAAGAAGATAAAGTTCCGTATAAGATATGGGAAAAACAAGGATATGTACGTTTTTGTCCTGGGAATAAAGTAAATTATAGTGATGTAACAGAATGGTTTATAGAATTAAGAGATACATACAAGATATATACTTTATGGATAGGATATGATCCTTGGGGTGCTAGTATGTGGGTTGATGAAATGAAAAGAAATGGCTTTCAAATGCTAGAAGTAAGACAAGGAGCAAGGACAATGTCTTCACCAATGAAATTATTATCAAGTGAATTAGAAGCTAAAAAACTTAATTATAATAACAATCCAATTCTAAAGTGGTGTTTAACAAATACTCAAATTGAAGTAGATAAAAACGAAAATATAAGACCAGTTAAGGGTAGAAATACAAAACAAAGGATAGATGGAGCTGTAGCCTTAATTGATGCATATGTTATTCTGCAAGAAAAATGGGAAGATTACATCACAATGACTAATTATTAACACTTTTATTAATAAATAAAGGTGTTTTTTTATGTCATAAAGTTTCCCACAATTCCCATTTTAATTATGATATAAATATATTTGAGAAGTATAAATTAGAAAGGAGATAACTTAATGGGACTATTTTCTAGATTTTTTGAAAAAAGAAAACTACAAATATTAACTAATGATTTTAGAGTTCTAAACGGTTACACTCCAGCATTTACTACATATAATGGTGGTTTATACGAAATGGAAGTAATCAGAAGTGTTATTTCATCTATTTCTAATCATTGCAGTAAATTAAATCCAGTGATAAATGGAAACAATAAACATAAAAAACTTTCTAAAATATTGCAAACAAAACCTAATAAGTTAATGACTATGCAACAATTTTTAGAAAAATTAGTAAATATACTTCTAATAGAAAATAATGCATATATTGTTCCAATTTATAGTGATTATTATGAATCTAATATTGTTGGATTATATCCGATAAGAAGCATAGATGCAAAGATTATAAAATATGAAGATGTTGATTATTTAGTTTATAAAATTGGAAACGAAGAATTTGCAACTGAATATGAAAAAGTAGGACACTTAAGAAATAATTTTTATTCTAAAGATTATCTTGCAGATGGTAATTCACCACTTAGAAATACACTTGATTTAATTAATTTACAAAATCAAGGTGTTAAAGAGGGAATAAAAAAGGGTGCTTCGATTAGATTTCTTGCAAGACTTACAAATACAATAGCACCAGAACATTTGAAAAAAGAAAGACAAGCTTTAACTGAGGCAAATCTTGGAATTGATAACTCTGGTGGAATAATGATATTTGATAACAAATATTCTGATGTTAAAGAAATATCTTCAAAACCATTCATAATTGATAATGAACAAATGAAAAATATCAACAATAATATATTCAATTATTTTCATATCTCTGAAGAAATACTTCAAAACAAAGCAAATGAGGATGAATGGAATGCATTTTACGAGGGGAGAATAGAACCTATATCACTTCAAATAAGTCAAGTACTAACAAATATGTTATTTACTGATAAAGAATTAGAGAAAGGATATGGAGTAACATTTGAAAGTTCTAGACTTCAATTTGCAAGTAATAAAACAAAATTAGATTTTACTACTCAAATGTTTGATAGAGGTCAATTGACTATTAATCAATCATTAAGTATTTGGAATTTACCACCAGTTGTTGATGGAGATAAAAGATATATAAGAAAAGAATATACAGAAGTAAATAATCTAGATAAGGAGGTTATTGAAGATGATAAAACAAGTTGAAAATGCAAAAGTTTCTAATATAGAAATGAAAAAAGCAAATTTAGATATCAAGCCTAAAAAAAGAATAGTATTAAAAGAATATCATTCTAAAGAATATTTAAGCAAAATAGAACAAGCACAATCAGAAAAAGTGCTTTTTATTTTACCAAACGGAAAGGAGTACACTAATGAATAACAAAGAAGTTAGATTTTTTAGTGAATCTGTTAAAGTTAGATCTGAAGATGAAAATAAAATGATAATTGAGGGATATGCTGTGACATTTGAAAGTCCTGCAACTCATAATTTTTTTGGCGAAGATTATACGGAAATAATAGATAAAAAAGTATTTGATAATTGTAGAATGGATGATGTGCCATTGAAATATAATCACGATGATAGTCATTTGATTCTAGCAAGAACAAGAAATAAATCACTTCAATTAACAATAGATGAAAAAGGTTTAAAAATAAGAGCAGAATTAATAGATACAACATCAAATATAGATATTTATAAATCAATTAAGAGTGGTTTATTAGATAAAATGAGTTTTGCCTTTACTGTATCAGATGAAGAATATGATATAAAGACAAATACTCGAAGAATTACTGGTATCGACTGTCTGTATGATGTGAGTGTGGTGGATACTCCATTCTATGATACGACAGAGGTATATGCTAGATCAATTAAAGATAATTTGGATAAAGAGTCTTTAAAGTTGGATAACTTAAGATCTAAAAAAAGACTTTTAGCAAATAAGTTAAAAGTTAGAAAAATGATTTTAGAAAATATGGAGGTAATAAAATGAAAGAAAGATTAGAAGAAATCATTAAAAGACTTCAAGAAATCACTGTTGAACTTGAAGATGAAAATACAGATGAAGCAAAAACAAAAGAATTAGAGGAAGAAAGTAAAAGTCTAATCGAAGAACAAAAAAGTTTAATGGCAAGTGTAGAAAAGAGAAAACAAACACTTGAAAAAGTAAAAAGAGGTATGGTTGGAACAGAAATAGAACCAGAAGAAAGAAAGGATAATAATATGGATGCTAAAAAAGTATATAGAAGTGCATTTTTTAAAAAATTACAAGGTAAGGAATTAACAGAAGAAGAAAAAAGAGCATTAACAACTGAAAATACAAGTGCAGGTGCAGTAGTACCAGAAGAAACATCAAAAGAAATTATAAAAAAAATAGCAACAATAGCACCAGTATTAAATGATATTACATTATTAAAAACAAAGGGAAATGTAAAATTTGCAGTAGAGGGAGTAAAAACTGAAGCAAATAAGCATGGAGAAAATGCTTCAATTAATTCAGATAATGATACTTTAGTAGAAGTAAGTTTAGCTGGATATGAAGTTACAAAGAAAATTCAAATATCAGACAGTGTAAAAACTATGAGTATCGATGCATTTGAAACTTGGTTAGAAGATATGATTGCAGAAATGGTTGCTAAGAAATTATCAAATTTAATTTTCAATGGTACTGGAAATGGAGAAGCTAAAGGAATAACAAAAATAGCTTATAATGCGTCTAATCAAGCAAAAGCAACAACAATAACATCAGATTTAATAAGAAAAGCAGTTGGATTATTACCATCTGGATATGATGCAGGTGCAAAAATGTATATGAATAAGAAATTCTTATTTAATGAATTATTACCATTACAAGATAACGCTAAAAATGAATTAGTAAGAATAGTAGATGGAAAATATTACGTATATTCATATGAAGTATCACTTGATGATTCAATTGTAGATACTGAAGCATATTTAGGAAATATGAAAAAATATGTTGCAAATTTAGCAGAAGATGTAAATGTTAAGAGTGCATATGATATTGACACAAATAGTTATAAATATTTAGGTGTTACAATTTTTGATGGTAAACCTGCGATAGAAGAAGCATTTGTTCAAATCAAAAAAGGTGCATAGAAATATAGGAGGAGATAGCAATGTTAGAAAAAATAAAACTATCATTAAGAATAAGTAATGATGCTTACGATAATGAGATACAAGATGAAATAAATTCTTGTAAAAAAGATTTAGAAATATCTGGCATTGCTAAATCTTTAATTAAAGAAGATGATCCATTGATAATTCAAGCAATAAAACAATATGTTAAAGCAAGTTTTGGATATGATAATCCTGATTCTGAAAAGTTTAAAGAAAGTTATAAACTACTTAAACAACATTTAGCAATAGTTTATAAAGAAGAGGATTAATAGTATGTTTTTCAAAGATGTAGGCTATTTATGTAAAGAAATTCAAACTTTAGATAAATTAAAAAGACCAAGAATATCATACAAAGAAGAAAAAGTATTATGTAATGTCAAATCAATAGGATACACAGAATTTTATCAAGCTCAAAGTGTTGGATTAAGACCAGAAATAAAAGTTCAGTTGAGATTAGTTGATTTAGATGATGTAACTCATTTTAAGTATCAAGATAAACTTTATAAAGTTATAAGATTTTATAAAAAAGAAGATATTAGTGAAATAATATTAACATCTATGGTAATTGATAATGAGTAAAGACCCTAAAATAGAATTTATTGATAGATCTACTGAAACTTTTAAAACAATGCAAAAATTATCTAGAAAAGGATTGCGTGAAGCTGGAAAAATAGTAACTAAAACAATACAAGATGATTTAAATTCTAAACATAAACATACTGGAAATATGGCGAAAGCCGTGAAAGCACGAATTAAAGTTGATAAAGAAAGTGGAATACCTTTTATGGAATTAGGATATCTTACTCGTAAGAATATGAAAAAGAAGTATGGTATTAAATATTTTGTTAATCCATCTTGGTTAGAATTTGGTGTCTCATCTCATATTATTCAGACAAAACAAAAAAAGAGTAAATCCATAATTAAACTTTTAAGTTATGAATTAAAAGATTATAAAGGTAGAAAGTTTGGTTTTGAGGTGAAACATCCAGGTGAAAAAGGTGTTGATTTATTAAGAAGTACAGTATTCAGTAATATTGATAAGATAAAAGAATGCGAAAACGAAGCACTACAAGCAATAGAACAAATGAGGATAGAAGCAGGAATGAGTGTTGATGTTGATTATGAGGAGGAAGAAGTTGGTTAGTTTATTTTTAGAAAAAATTATAGAAAAAATCAATGAAATTTATCCTTGTTATTACGAAGAAGTTCCAAGCAGTGCATCATTTCCATTTTGTGTTATTCCAACGATAAATATCAATGATTTAGATATGGGAAAAACAATAATGTTTACTATTGAGATATACAATAATGAATTATCAAAGATTATATCTGAAGATATAATGCAAAATTTAGAAAAGCAATTAGATAGATATCATTATATTGATGATACTATTGCATTTCATATAGGTTGGGACAACTCACGAAGTGTTAAATCAATAGAACAAGATTTAATAATTAGAGAAGTGTCATTGACTGCAAGAATATTTAATATAGGAGGTTAAATATGGGATTAATTAGATTGACAAAAGCCCAAACAGAAAAAATTCAAATTGATGAAGGTATTGTAGTTCTTGATTTAGGAGAAGATTCAGAGAAAGTTCTAGGTCCTACAAGAGGAGGAGCAGAATTTACTGCAACACCTACAATTAGAGATATTGAATATGATGGAAGAAAAGGAAAAACAAAAGGATTACAGGTTAAAGATGGTGAAGATGTTTTATTAAAGGTTGCCTCACTTGATTGTAGTCAAGAAGTTTTAAAACTTGCAATTCCTAATTCAAAATTAGAACAAACAACAAAAGAAATCAAACAAAGTGAATTTGGATTAATTAAAGAAGATAATTATTTAAAAAATGTGGCAATAATAACAAAAACATTAGATGGAAAATTTAAAATATTAACTTTAAAAAATCCAATGCATGAGGGAGCATTTGGTTTCAAAGCCACATCAAAAGCAGAAAATGAGCATAATTTAGAATTTATCGGTCATTATGATTATACAAATACAGATGATCCAATTTGGAGCGTTAAAGATGCCGACACAAACCCAATAGTTGGCTAGAACCAACTATTTTTTATTAGGAGGAGAAAAATGGGAAAAATATCAACAGAAATAATTATGTCTTTAAGTGAAATTATAGACAAAATGGGTATTGCTAATGAATTAAAACAATTAGAAGTAACTACAGGAGACGAAAAAAGGGATTTAGAAAAATTAGGGCAAGAAGTTATTATTTTAATATTCACTAAATTATATAAAGTAAAAGAAGAAGTTTATGATTTAATTTCTAAATATAGAAATATTTCTATAGAAGAAGCAAAACAAGAAAATGCTATAGATATATTTAAAGAAATATTAAATCTTGATGGTGTAAGAGATTTTTTATCCTAAATGTAGGACTTGGAACACCAATGATCCTACACATTTTATATAAGTATTATGGGGGGATTGCTTTTTTTGAAAATAAACCAATTTCTCTTTTAAATAATTGTATAAATTATGGAATTAAAAAAGAACAAGAAATACCAAAATTAATATATGAAATATTTAAATATATATCTGGGGAAACAAGTGAATTAGAAGCAGAACCTATCAATAAACATATGAGAAGTAGAGAAGAAATATTAAAAGATTATGGAATGATATAGGAGGTAGATTATGGCAAAATTATTCAGTTTATTTGGCGAAATTATTATTGATAATAACGATTCAAGAAAAAAAATAAATGAAACTATTAAAACAGCTAAATCTGCTTCTAGTAGTTTCAAAGAACAATTTGGAAAAGTAGCAAAATCAGCAGTGAAAATAGGTACTGCAGTTGTAGGAACTGGAAGTGCTATTGTTGGAAGTTTAACAGCTATGGCAAATAAATCAGCAGATACTGCTGATCAATTTGATAAAGCAAGTTTAAGAACTGGAATAAATGTTGAAGAATTACAAAGATTAAAATATGCTGCAGGTCAATCTGGTATAGAGCTTGGAAGTTTAGAAAAATCTGCTAAGAAAATGAATGAAAGATTGAGTGAAGTTGCTACTGGAAATAAAAAATCAAGTGAAATGTTTGAAAAATTAGGAGTATCAGTTAGAGATTCCAATGGTAATATGAGAAGTTCTACTGATATTTATAATGATGTTCTAAACAAACTTGCTGATATGGGAGATACAGCAGAAACAACAGCTTTGGGAACTGAATTATTTGGTAAAGCTTTTGTTGATATGAAACCATTACTAGCTGAGGGTTCAGATGGAATAAAAGCTTTAAAAGATAATGCTGATAAACTCGGAATAGTAATGAGTGAAAAATCAGTTAAAGCAGGAGTAAAATTTGGAGATACAATGGCTGATATAAAATCTTCAATTGGTGGAATATTAAATAATATAAGTGGTGCATTATTTCCAATAATTCAAGAAGTTTTAGACTTAGTTATTAAAAATTTACCTACAATTCAGAGTTTATTTACTGAATTAGCTCCAGTTTTAAGTGATCTATTAAAAGGATTATTGCCACCACTAATTGAATTAGCAAAGAAAATATTTCCAATATTACTCAAGTTATTTAATAAAATAATGCCTTTTATTTCAAAATTGATAGAAGCAATATTACCAATAATAATTCAATTGTTAGAAATGTTATTACCACCTATATTACAAATAGTAGAAATGGTTTTACCAATATTATTAAAGTTAATTGAACCGTTGTTGCCATTACTAAAACCTATTTTGGATTTGTTATCTCCATTTATTGAATTGTTTGTAGAACTTTTAAAGCCTTTAATAGATTTAATTAATTTAATACTACCTCCACTAATAACATTACTTAAAGTAATTTTAGAGCTTATATTGCCACCTTTACAATTAGCATTTAGTGTTATTGCTGGAGTAATCAAAGCAAACTTAGGTGGAGCATTTGAGTATATTAGAAATCAAGTACAAGTAGTAATGAATGTTTTTAATAATATAATTGATTTTATTAAAAATGTCTTTACTGGAAATTGGAAAGGTGCATGGGAAAATGTAAAAAATATATTTCAGAATATAGCACAAGGTTTAGGTAATATTTTTAAAGCACCAATTAATTTTATTATTGATATTATAAATGGATTTATCAAAGGATTAAATAAAATAAAAATACCAAATTGGGTACCAGGTGTTGGTGGAAAAGGTATAAATATAGGATTAATTAAAAAATTAAGAGTTGGTATGGATTATGTTCCATATGACGAAATGCCAGCACTTCTTCATAAAGGAGAAAGGGTGTTAACTTCAGATGAAAACAAAGAATTTATTAAAAGTCAAAAAGAGCCAAAAGAAGAAAAGCAAGTAATTTATAACAATAATATTAATATTGAAAAATTAGAAGTGAGAAAAGATGATGATATTGAACAAATAGCTAAAGAATTATTTTTCTTAATGAAAAAGGAGGTAAATGTATAATGGAAACATTTAAATTTAAAAATGTTAATTCAAATGATTTAGGAATTATCGTTAAAGAAATGCCACCAATAATTCGAGCTGAAAGAAATATAGAATCTATCGAAATTGCAGGAAGAAATGGAAATCTATATATTGATAACAATACTTATAAAACCAAAAAATATCAAATTAATTGCATTTTAAAGAATTTAGATCATATAGATGAAATTAAATCTTTATATCTTGGCAAGGGCAAATTAGAATTATCAACAGAAGCTAATAGAGAATATGATGCAGTAATTAGTAATAAAATAGATATATCTAAATATTTGCAATATTTAAAAGAATTTCCTTTGGAGTTTGAAGTAAATCCAATTGCTTATTCTATTAACGAAAAGATAATTGAAATAACAAAATCTCAAAATATTAGTATTGATGGAAATACTAATGCTAAATTAACTTTTATTGTTTTTGGAATCGGTACTATAACTATTAACAATATACCTGTTACAGTTACTGAATCTGAAGTAGTCATAGATTGTGATCTTATGAATTGTACTAAAAATAATATGAATAAAAATGATAAAGTTGACTTAGAAGAATTTCCATATTTAAAAAATGGAGAAAATGCTATAACTCTTGGAAGTGGAATAACAAAAATCAAAATAATTTATAAGGAGGGATGGCTATGATAACTATTTATAGTAAAAACATTCCTCTTTTTATAGAAAATTTTAAAAATTTAGGTTATGGAGTGTTAAAAGATTTTACTGAAGAACCTAAAATAACGGAAGTTTTAAATGCAGAATATAATCTTGAATTTAAATATGTGAAAAATGGATTTAATAGCGAATATTTAATTGAACAAAACATTATTAAAGCAAATGGTCAATTATTTAGAATTTGGCATATAAAAAAAGAATTGAATAGTATTTATATACTTGCAAAACACATCATATTTGATTTACAAAAAAACTTTGTCGAAGATACATATCCACAAAATAAAACAGGACATGAAGCATTAGAATGGGTATTAAACAATACTCAATATCCTAATAATTTTTCAGTAAGTGGTAATACTTTAAAGATAGAATCAGCGAGATACGTTAGAAAAAACCCAATTGAAATAATATATGGTAGTGATAATTCGATTTTAAAAAGATTTGGTGGAGAATTAGAAATAGATAACTTTCACATTAAATTATTAGAAAAAAGAGGCAGTAGTAATAAATTATTTTTAAGACAAGGTAAAAATATTGTTGGTGCTACATATAACTTAGATTTATCTACAGTAGCAACACGAATTATTCCTCAAGGTAAAGACGGTTTATTTTTACCAGAAAAATATATTGATAGCTCATTTATTAATAATTATTTTAATCCATTTATTTATAAACTAGATTTAACAGATATTGGAGTAGATGAAGAAACTTCTCAAGAAGAAGCATTTCAAAAAATGAGAGAGACAGTATTGGAAATGTATAAAAATGGTATAGATAAACCAAAAATATCTGTCGAAATTGATTTTATAGAACTTTCAAAGACAGAAGAATATCAAAATTATTCTAATTTAGAAACTGCACACTTAGGAGATACTGTAAATTGTTATATTCCAACTTTTAATTTAAATATTGAAACAAGAATTGTAAAAACTATTTATAATTGTTTAAAAAATAGAATAGAAAAACTTGAACTTGGCTCAGTACAACCTAATTTTGTTAGAACTACAGTAGAAAATAAAACTGAAGTCAAAAATTTTATGGATGAAGTAAATCCAATTAATATTTTATCTCAAGCTAAAGAAGATGCTTCTAAATTATTAAAACATCCATTCAAAGGATATATATCAATTAATGAAAATACTGGAGAAATGTATTTAATGGATACTCCTGATATAAATCAAGCTCAAAAAGTATGGAAATTTGGGTTAGGTGGGATTGGATATTCGAAAACTGGAATTAACGGAACTTATGAAACTGCAATTACTTCAAATGGAGAAATAGTAGCAGATTTTATAAAAACAGGACAATTAAATACATCTGTTATATCGGGATATTCAAAATTACAAAACCAAGTTACACAATTAAAATTTAATGTTGATAGTATTCAAAGTCAAGTTATTAATAACATTAATCTAAGTAAAGAAATAACGGAAAAAGGAACTTTTATTGCAAACAAAGCAATTGAGAAAGAACCTTTAGAATTTAAATTATATGGAAGTCAAGAAATTTTCAACAATATTTATCCAGGTGATTATATATATCCGTCTATTGATTTAAAATTAGGAGGTTTAAAAAATGATTTATACAATTGAAATATCACAAGGTGATAATAAAAGAGAATATAGTATTGAATTATCTAGACCTCTATTATTTCTGGGTAGTATTAGTGATGAAATCGTTATTATTGGTGGTCAGGCAGTATTATATAGAAAAATAGGAATTAGTAAATACGGAAAATCATATCTTCTTGATACTCCATTAACTGAAGAATTGATAAATGGGTCACAAACAAGAATTGAATTATTTGATGGAGATAATCAAATAAAAATAATTGGTAGTACAGGGAAATCATATATTAAATATCTTCTGAAAAATGACTTTAATGAAACTTTTGCTACAAAAATAGAATTATCAACATCTATCACTCAAACTAATGAAAAAATAATTTTAGAAGCATCTAAAAAAGTTGGAACAAATGAAATAATTTCAAGAATCAATCAAAGCCCCGAAGCAATAGTTATAAGTGCTAATAAAATATCACTTGCTGGAAAAGCAATAAATTTAACAAGCGACAATATATCTATTAATTCTAATAATTTTAGAGTCAATGAACAAGGAAATTTATGGGCTAATAATGGTACTTTTAGTGGTGTTATCAATGGTTCGACAATAAATGGTGGAATAGTAAGTGGTGGAACTATTATTGGAGGCCATATTAATGGATCATCTGTATCAGGAGGTACTTTAAATGTTGGATCTAATGGAGGATATATTAGATGTGGAATAGGTTATACACATCCAAATGTGTCGGGTTTAAATGTATCAGGAGGATATGGAATTAATATTAATGGTGTAGGTTTTAATGTATCAGATAATATATTTAAATTTTCAAATGGAGTACAATCATATGATTTAAAATCAATTGGTGGTGCTGTTTGGTGTAATAGAATCACTTGTTCTCATGGAAATCCAATAAATATTTTATCTGGTGGTGCAAGTGGTAATGCTAGTGGTGGAGGAATGCTTTTAAGAACTGGAAGTGGGCATATTACATTAGATGCTGCAAATGGTGGAGGAAATGTATATGCTGCTGGTATGGGAGCATCTAGTTCAAAGGTTTTAACTAATTCAGGTCAAGCATCATCTAAAAATACTAAAAAAAATTTTATAAAATTTAACAATGATAAGTATCAAAAAGCATTAAAAATATTAAGAGAAATAAATATTTATGATTATGAATATAAATATAAATTATATCAAAATAATCAAAAATATGGATTTATAATTGACGAAATAGAAAAACTTGATAATTATAATGAATTTTTTGATTTTTATAAAGAAAAAGCATTAATTAATAAAGACAAAACTTTAGATTTTGCTGTAACAAATGATTATGATATTGAAGTCAAAAAATATGATAGTGATGTGTTAGATAAATATATGCTAACTTGTTTGAAAGGAATGCAACAGGAAATAGATTCTTTGAAAAAAGAAATAAAAATGTTAAAAGGAGGAAAAAATGGCGATTGATATTATATGGAAAGATCGAAAACTTGTTAATCCAAGAAAAATAAAATTAAAAAACATAGTAACAGAAGAAGTTATAGATTATGAAATTCAAGATGATTTAGAAAATGTTATAGAGGAAAGTAATACTCCTATTAACGCAACAACACTTAATATTATGACAACATCAATAAATGAACAAATGAATAGTTTTACTAATTTTACTGCAGAAGTTAATAAAAGTTTAAATAATTTTAAAACAACAAAAGAAAGTGAATTAAACGAATGGAAAGAAAATTATAAAACAGAGTTTCAAAATGAATTGAGTAATTTAGGTAGTAATTATCTGCAAGTAATTGCAGTTGAAGAATATGAAGTTGAATAAGGAGGAAAAATGAAAAAAATATTGACAGAACTTCTTCAAAAGTTCAGGATTAAACAAACAAACAAACAAACAAACAAACAAACAAACAAACAAACAAACAAAGAAAGAAAGAAAGGGGGATTATTTACTAATTTCTCTTTCGAGAAAAATCATATTACGAAAGGAGGAAGCATATTATAGCTACCTCCTAAGAGGTAATCTATGTTAGTTAAGTGTGGATTGCTTAAATTATTAGGAAATATAGTATTACCACATCCATATTATCCAGTTGGTAGAATTATATTAACAATGTCTGTTGATGATAATCCTAATACAATATATAAGGGACAAAGTTGGTCCTTAATAGCTAAAGGAAAAACTTTGGTTGGTGTAGATGAGGATGATAATGATTTCAATGAAGTTAATAAAATTGGAGGAGAAAAAACTCATAAATTAACCATAGATGAAATGCCAGCTCATAATCATGAGCTTTATTATCCAGTTGTTGGTGGTGTTTCGAATGTAAACGGTTATCAGTGGGGTCAAAATATGAGTAATTGGGGTGGAGGTCCAACAAAGCAAACTGGGGGCAGTCAAGCTCATAACAATATGCCACCATATATAACCTGTTATATATGGCAAAGAACAGCTTAACTAATAAATATGCTATAAATAAATGAAAATAGCAAGGTTGAATTCAAAAATACTAACTGAAGATATTTATAAAAAAATATCAGATGATAAAATCACATTATTAGATAAATTTATTAATAATTTAATTAAAGAAAAAATGAAAACTAAAGATATATTGAGAGTAGGGCTAACTAATGACCAAAATTTGCAAAATAATCAAAAAATAGCCTTAAATAAAATCCAATTTAATGGAGTTAATTCTAATCAACTAATTCATTATGATGATGGAATAAAAATAGGCGAAGGGGTATCCAAGGTAAAAATAACAGCTTGTATATTTCATACTAAAACAGGTGGAATGGATTATTGTTGGGATAGTATTAAGAAAAATGGAATAGATATAGCTATAAACATTGGTGGTTATGGTACCAGTGGGTATGGATCGTGTAGTTTTCCAACTTTAACAATAGATGTAAAAAAAGATGACTTAATCACATTATCTGTACTAGAACAAACCTTAGTACGTAGTGGTGGTAATACTTGGTTAGAAGTAGCAGTATTAGAGTAATATGATTTAAAGTAAATAAAAAATTATATGATAGTAAAAACGATAGAACCTATATTATCAGAAAACATATACAAGAAATTACCAGAAAATAAAATTATTAAAATAGATGATTATATTTATAAAATTAATAAAAAACAAGTAGCAACAGCTACTTTAACTCAAAGGTATAATCATCAGCATTTAGTTGCGTGGAAGCCAGCTAAAATTAATTTAAATAATTTTAAAACAACAAGTTCAAAATTACAATTTGAAAACAATCAAATAAAAATTGGTAAAGGTATTGCAAAAGTATTAGTTAGTGGTCAAATAGCATTTTGGAAAGGTAATAATCCAGCTCTTGATTTTTTACAAGCAGATATTTTATTGAATGGGATATCAAACACATTTTGTACAATAATACAAAATGATGCTTATCAACTGTCGTGTGTATTAACTCCTATTTTATTGGAAGTGAAAGAAAATGATTTGATTGGATTAGGAACTTCATTTGGAGCTAAACTACAAACTTTTGGAGTACTAGAAAATGGAACATATTTAACTGTAGAAGTAATTGAATAGAAAGGAAATAAATATGGAATTAAAAATATTAATTGGTATTTTGGGAAGTATTTTGGGAAGTATTTTTGGATATTTAGCATTTAAAAGGAATTATACCAATGATCTTAAAGCAGACACGAAAGAAGCTACCCAACAAAAAGTAGAGGTTAATACTAAATTAGACATACTATTAAGCAATAATAGTGAATTGAAAGTGGGTTTTAAAGAATTAGATAAAAAATTAGACACTTTCAAAGATGATGTTAATGTTAGACTAACTCGGCTTGAAGAAACAGGAAAACATTTTAATGACAGATTAGAAATAGTTGAAAAGAGGGGAGGTAGAAAATGAAAAAAGCATGGAACGATATAAAATCTTTTGTAACTATAATAATGTCAATAGCATTTGTAGTACTAACTTTTCTTAAAGTAGTTAGTGGCGAACAATTTTATAGTTTATTTCAGATAGTTATTGCTTTCTATTTTGGAACGCAATACCAAAAAAATGATGAAAAAATTAAAAATATAGAAAATATGGAGGAAAAATAAAATGGAAGAAAAAAGCATAATTTTAGACGAAAATGTAGAATTAACAGAAGAAGAATTAAAAGAATTAACAGAAATAAATTTAGAAGAACTAGAAAACAATAAAGGAGATGAAGAAAATGAGAGGTAGTTCATTAAAAATAGCTGAATATCCAGCTCATAAAAATAACTATACAGTTGGAAGACAAGGATCATCAATAAAAGAAATAACAATTCATCATATGGCGGGTAGATTAACGGCAAGAGTATGTGCTTCAATATTTCAAAATCCTAACAGAAGAGCTTCTAGTCATTACGGAATAGGCTATGATGGAGAAATAGCTCAATATGTGGATGAAGATAATATATCTTGGTGCAATAGTAATTGGGAAAGCAATAAAAGAGCAATTACAATAGAAACTGCTAATAGTAAAAATGGAGAACCTTGGGAAGTTTCAGATGCTAGTATTAGTTCATTAATTAAATTAGTAGCAGATATTGCTAAAAGAAATAATATAGGTACTTTAATAAAAGGTAAAAATCTTACTTGGCATTCTATGTATGCTAACACTAATTGTCCTGGTGCATATTTATTTAGTAAGTTTGATTATATAATTGCTGAAGCTAATAAATTAATAAATGGAGTTACAATTGAAATTTTTCCAGGTGTAGCAGATGAAGAACTATCTAGGAGAGTTTGGTTAGGTGAATTTGGCGATGGTGAAGAAAGAAAAGCAAAATTAGGTAATAGATATGATTCAGTTCAAAATCTTGTAAATCAAGGAATAGGTAAACCTAATCAATCTACTTCTCCTTTACCACCACAACAAAATAATGATGAAGATTTGCTACTGCTTGTTAAAAAGACAATTAGAGGTGATTTTGGTAATGGACAAGCTCGAAAAAATGTATTAGGTAGTCAATATGAAGAAGTTCAAAGACAAGTTAACGCTAATATTAATGCAGGATTAACTAGATGGGACAATATTAGATTATTTTAAAAAAAGTTAGGTTTTATTTACCTAACTTTTTATATTCTTCTGTAATTTTGAATATGATGTACTCTCTTAAACTCATTTTTTTTGATTTTAATAGTTTTTCAACTAATTTCCACTCTTCAGATCTAAACTTAACTTCTTTCCTAATATAATTTTTTTTAATATAATTGGTAATATACTTTGTTTGGTTAAATGGTTCTTTCATTGACTTTCTCCTTTTTTTATAATATAATGTAAGGGAGTTAAGAAATTTTATCGGTAGTTCTTTAGAATTTCTTTTAACTCTTTTTTTAACTCTTTTTTAAGTTTATTATTTCCATTGTTTATTTCTTCAAGTTCTAATATTTTTTTAACTAGAGTTATTATTTTTTTATTCATATCCACCTCCTTTCTCTCCAGATTGGAGGTTTTTATTTGTTCTTTTCTCCCTTACATATTAATAATACTACATAAGTCGGCTAATGTCAACAGTTTTTAATAAAAAATAAAAATTATTTTTAGGTCTTAATTAGGTCTTATATTAGTAAAAATATATA